ATGTCCATTATATACTACAGAGAATATATATACAAAGAATAATATTACTGTGTACATATTCTATAATATACGGAAGTAATAGCTGTTTTGCTGGGTCTAATTATTTTACAGATTTCTCCGGGACGCATACCAATTGCTTGAGCTACAGGATCATGTCTAGAAATTTCTGGTAATTCGGTAGTCTTCACAATGTTATATCTATTTTTCATATCATTAACTTCAGCATCATTTAATATAACATGCTTAGGAACGTATGCATGTTCTAAAATATTGTATTGTAGTCTGTCTAAATTATAAATAATAATATAAATACCTTCTTGTTCCCAAATTTGCTTTAATATATTCAATAGTGGTTCATGTGGTTCTTGCTTAATGACAATTATTAGAGTATCATTTTTTGATAAGACTTGCTCTAAATTATATAAATCATCTATGTAATCATTAATATTTTCTCTTCTTAATGTTTTTGCTAAATGATATTTTACATAGACTTTTTTCTCTGTATTTTCTTTATTTTTACTCGACAACATCATATCCAATTGCTTGTTATTATACATGACATGTGTTTCGTTGACACTAAATTCTTCATAATCTTTTATATCGTATCCTTGTGCGAACAATAATTTTAATAAATTTTGTCTAGATTTAAATACAGACGAGATGGTTCCGCTAGATTGCGACATAGTTATTTATAATACAAAATTATATTTTTATTTCATTTCAATTTTATATTATAATTGTTTATTTTCAATATCAATCGGTTCGTTTTCATTTCATGTGATTTAATTTATTTTAATAACCCTTTTTTCGTCTGCCTCATTTTCATTTTCTTGTTTCTTTTTTTCATCTTCACTTTGTTTGGCAGTTTCTTCGTCAGTATTAATAATCAACTCTATTCCATCAGCACGTTTTGGTTTTGTTTTCTCTATCATTTTTTTAATATTTTCTAAATCGTGGGTTGTATTCATATTTCCTCCAGTCATATCTTCTGGCGGTGGCGGTGGTATACTAGATGTAGATGACTGACTATTAAAACTAGTTTCACTTTGTGGATACTGAGGTGAAGTAGGATTGTATACTGGTGAAGTAGGATTGTATACTGGTGAAGTAGGATTGTATACTGGTGAACTTGGGTTGTATACTGGTGAACTTGGGTTGTATACTGGTGAACTTGGCATAGGAGTAGCAGTTAAATACGAATAGTCAGGTGGGTAATCTGGCGAGTCTGGTCTTTGTGTAGCAAGTGGAGGTGTATATAATGGTGTTCCTGGTGTAGATGTAGGTGAATTAGTGTCATAGTATGACGATACATGTGCTCCAAGCACAAATAGCTTTCCTTTATCTTCACGACGTATACTGTCTAAAACTATGTTCCAATTATTTGGTTCTTGAACGTTATTCAACTCTTCAATCATTACGTTTGGAGATATAGGTGTATTGTCGTTATATAATAATGTTTTTACGTTCCACCCAGCAGGATATCTATTTGGTAATTGACCATCGTTTTCACCAACAAACCAGATTTCAGTAGCATCACCTTTATTATTCAATATAATAGACTTGTATGCCTCGCCTCGGTCTTCATCATAACTATAATATGTCCATCCGTATGCCTCTGGCTCTATAGGTTTTTGTTGTTTAGGCTCTTCGACAGGTATATTTAATTTATCATCAGGTTCGACAATATTCGACATGTTACCATCATATTTACCTATGTTTCTATTATTTACTTCTGTTGTGATGGCTAGTTTCAACATTTCGCTCGTATCTTTGGTGGCATCTACTGTATAATTTTTTTGTAACTTTAAGATATTATTTGAATACGCCATACTTGTTAATTGATCAATGTTATCTTCTGTAATTAATCTCAACTGAATATTCATTACTTGTAATTCTTGAATTAATAATTTAAAAGCATACGGTATTTTCAAAATACTAAATTGTCTGCCATATTTTGATATATTTTCAATGTTTAAATTTTTATCAATCGTTGTACTGAATTTAATAGGACCATCTGCCATTGGACTTAAAAATAAATTTTGACTATTGTTATAAATAGCAACAGTTCCTGTATTATTACAAACGGCCATATAATATTTATCCCCGCGAGTTAACATGGATTCTTGTAAAAATATAGAAGCACCATGAGCAATGACACCATCACGTTCCATCTCTCCTATTCTTAGACCACCATCATTCGCTCTTCCACCAACTGTTTGACGGGTTAATTGTTCCATCTTACCTTTCGCACGATAATTTATCTTGTCTTTAACCATATGTTTCAATCTCATATAATAGGTTGGACCTATAAATATATCTGCTTGAAGCTGCTCGCCAGTCATTCCGTTATATAATAATTGGTTTCCAGACGAATTATATCCATTTTGCGTCAGGATTTTTCCGAATTGTTCATGCTTTGAACCCTTATTTATAAAAGCAGTACAATCACCATATCCACCCGTATTTACGCAAGCTTTTCCCATTAAAGTTTCAACTAGCTGTCCTATTGTCATTCTTGAAGGCAAAGCATGAGGATTTATAATAATATCTGGACGTATACCATCTTCTGTAAAAGGCATGTTTTCTTCTGGAATAACCAAGCCAACTGTACCCTTTTGACCACACCGACTACAAAATTTATCACCAATGTCTGGAATTCGCTCTTCACGAATTCTTACCTTTGCTAATCTAAAACCTTCTTCGTCCTCTGTCATAAATGTCTTATCTACAAACCCAAGTTGTCCCTTTTTAGGATATACTGATGCGTCTATACTAATATTGGGATTTGCCAAATTTGTTTGCACCTTACCAATAATCACCTTTTTGTCATCCATCTCTGTATTTTCTTTTACTAAACCATATTTGTCTAGAACACTATAATCATATCCATATTTTTTTCCATCTATCGTTGCGTCCTCAATGTTTTGAAAATGGGTATCGATTGTATTATCTCCTACCTTTGAACTTTCCTCGCGGGTTTCATACATGTTATAATAAGTTGTGCGAAACATACCACGCTTTAAAGAACCTTCGTTAAATAATATTGAATCTTCGACATTATAACCTCCATAAACCATAATAGCTACAATGACATTTTCACCATATGGATGCTCTTCATTATTAATATATTGTAGATATCTACTTTTTACCAAAGGTAACTGTCCATAATTTAATACTACTCCCATTTTGTCTATTCTTGAAAAGAAATTTGAATGGTAGAGTGATACTGCTTGCTTTGCTTGACCGCAGAAAAATAAATCTCTTGGTAGCTGATTATTCTCAGGAAAAACAATCTGGTTACCCATGACACCTAACATTAAAGAAGGATGAATTTCTACATGAGTATATGGCTTATTTTCATTTAATTCATAGTCTATTGATATTAGTGCGGTTTCTTCTTCAGACGTATCTAAATAATCGATTATTCCTTCTGTATTTTCTAATTTACTGAAGTCATCTGTGTCATACAACTCGTTTATTTTATATATTTTACACGTATTCACATCATAATTTTCATCCGTTTTCTTAGCAAACCCACTAATTAAGTTTGACCAAGTAAATGAATTGCTGCTTAGTTTTTCCAATACTTCTTTTCTTTTGAAACTAGGTCTTTTCTTTTCATCAACATAAAAAACCGGTCTACATAGCCTTCCTGAGTCGGTAAAAATAATTAATTCATTCTTTTTTATGTTCCAACTTACGCTTGTATATATAGGCAATAATCCATTGCGCTTATGCGTTTTTATTAAACGAATAGTTTCCTGTGGTGTAGTAATAGCACCCACCCAACTACCATTAACCATTACTTTGGTAGCACTAAATAAATATTGGCTTCTACATTCTTCCAATAATTTCATGTTACAAATACTTCGCATAAATTTCATCATTGGATAACTAGAACACCCACTAGTAATATGTGTGGATATAGCCATATGTTTATGAAAACCAATATTTCCACCATCTGGTGTATCCACCGGATCAATAACACCCCATTGAGAACCATGTAACAATCGAGGTTTTACAACTTTGGCACTTGAATCCATCGGTAAATTAATCTTTCTTAAATGAGAAATAAAACTGTTATACGATAATCTATTTAAATCTTGAACTACACCTACTTTCTTGGTATGTTCCTCGGCACCCCAATTGCCTTTAAATGCCTTTTTAAACCCGGTTTCTAGCACTCTTTCATTAAATATTCGCTCATAATTATTAGTGATTAAATCTTTGAATGATTCGTTTTGATAAATGGTTTTTGATTTTTTCATATTATATTCACTATCCAATCTCAATTTAATATTATCTTGTTGGAGTTTAAAGTATTCTTTGAATAAATCATATAACAACATACCAGGCACTTCTACACGCTTAAACTTGAAACTATCTCTATCGGTAGGTGCTTCTAATTTCGTAAATACCAACAATAAATTATTTACAATATAACCCAGATAATAAGCCTTTTGCTGAAAATTCAATTCACCAATATTTGGCAAAAAATAGTTCATTAAAATATCTAAAACGTAGTTTGTTGTGTGACCTTTTGTAAATGTTTTAATGTATTCTAGTGCGGTCTCTTGTGTGAAGATTTTTCCAGCGTCATGAATAGAAGGAATAAACAAATCTACCATGGGACTATTTGCCTCCAAATCTAATAAGCAGTATTCAATAATATTCTTGTCTGAAATAACACCTAGTGCTCTAAACAAAATAAACAAGGGTATTGGTTTTCTTACGTTTGGTATATTTACAACTATTTGATTATTGGAATATTGCTTCGTAGGCGCAACAATTCTTACCGATAACGTCCTTTCTGGCTTAGAAGCATCCTCAGATACTGTTCTGATATCAGCCCCATGGCTATATATATCATTATAATCTTCTCTTATATAAAGCATATTATCGGCGAATTTTTCTTGACTAATCATGACCTTTTCTTTACCATCTATAATAAAATAACCACCATAATCGTTTCTACATTCTCCCATATTATACCGGATTTCGCGATTTAGACCATTTAAAATACATAAATCGGATTGAAGCATAATAGGAAATCTACCTAAAAATAGTTTTTCGTATGTATGACTTGTTTCGCTTATTTTACCTTCATCGTCGATTATTTTAAATTCTACCTCTAAATCATAATGAATTGCTATACCATAATTCATATTCCTTAATCTAGCTTCATTCGGATACATGAAATGTTCACGATTATCGTCATAGATCACTGGTTTTCCGTAATATATTTTGGAGCCGTCTTTACCAC